ACAACCCAAAAGTAACTACTTACGAAAAGCATGAAAACATCGCCCAAATATTAAGCGACGAAATGCGCGGAGTTACGCCGATGGCCACAGGCTCCAGCGATGACATTATAGACGCACTAGCTAACTTATTTATTGCTAGGGAATGGTTAGGTGTAGAATACTCACGCGGGGGAGCCTACGAAACGCCAGAGGCCCAAGAACGACGTATGCTGGAGATCCTTAACCCACGGACTATCCCCAACGCCACAATAGAGAAGGCTTTTACTAAGATGATTTTCGAGCCTGTTAAAGCTACGACTCCAGATTATGAGTGGTAGGGTATTACACATTTTTAATCCTGTAGCCTTCTAAACAGGCCTTCAAATAGTCTTTTAACTTTATCATTGGCCCTTTTAAATTCGGCCTTTGTGGCAAAAATAATTGGTTTCTTACTTATGGGCACGATCTTACCGTCTACCATATCAAGGCAAGTCGGACAAAAAGGGAAGTCTAAATCACCGTCTGCATCTCCCTGCGTTGGCCCTTTAAGTGACGTGTAGCAACGCTCGCACACCATTATTTCGCCTTCTTTAGGAAACTTAAATTCCATCAGTCCCACCAACAAGAAAGATACTTACCTATAAGTCTACCAAGTAATTTTTGGTCACGCATAAAAGCCTCGTGCCATCCTTTGATACCGATATTAGGATTATTATAGTAATCGTTATCCTCCATACGGTTCAGTAAATGAATGCAAACCCTGACTTGACGGGCATATCTCGGGCCACCAACCAGATGCCCATTTTGCATAGTCTCGGCCAAATGCCCCATCTTAAATCGCATTACTCGTGTAAGGGCAGTCCAGTCAAAGTCGTTGTCTTGCCAAATAATTGGTATCCAACGAGCTATGTTCTTGATTCTCCAAAAGAAATCTCTCATATGTTAAACTTTAAGTAGGAGTTTATTTAACGACTATGGCGCAACCAGCCCCTCTTCCTATTGTCGGTCCCGGCTTTCAGAGGGTAGATGTAATTAACCTTACCCCGGCTACCGTTGGCACTTCGGCATTCCATGTGGCCCAGAGCTTTAGCATCGGCGGGTTGGACCCTATCGCGCACCAGGATGTTATGGTTACCCAGTTCGCTTGGTCGGCTGGCGCACAGGTTCAAACGGCTGGTATGTACGTGGCTGAAGCCTATATTCCCGCTTCCAACCAACTTGTGGTCCTGTTTAACAACGTTACGGCTACCTCTGCGGCTCCCGCTGCTGGTTTCTACGGCTTGATTATTGCTTAGTCTTGAAGCCTTGAAGGAACTCGTCATAATCAACGGCCTCTTCTAAAGAATCTTCGGCGTCTAACCCTGGTTTGGCCTTAAGCCTATGTTTATTTTGGTCATAAGCCTTTAAGCTGTCTATTAACTCAAAAGTAAAAGCGTACTGACTTAAAAAGAGCATTTAGAGTTATCTTTAAATTCAGTCAGGTGTTTAACCAACATATCGGCTATCTTGTCTACCCGTTTCTTAAGAAGTATAAATTCTTTTTCTAGAATATCTACAGGGTCTTCTTCTTTGGCTGTCGCCATTTCCCACTTTTCGTCCAGATACTCATAGTCTTCTTCCCTGTTCCACCCAGTTGCGTCGTTCATAAGTTCCTTTCCCTGTGCTTGTTAGATGCCATAATGGTAATAGAGGTTTCAAGAAACAACTTTGCCGCAACTGGTAGCGCCACCGCCCACTAAGCTAATCACGTTAGATGCGCCCTGGACTCCGTTTAAGTTCGCCGGGGAGCGTATTGACGATGATTGGGCTAACGCACTGATAAATGAGACTCTTTTCAAGATAGAGGCTTGGAGAACCCATGCTTGCGACAACCGCTGGAAGCTTAATGACTGGTTGTATTTTGGCCGCGTACCCCAGCGGCTTTGGGAAGGCACTTCGATTCCGAGAGCTAATTATAGTTTGCAGGTAGCTTTCGATCACGTAGAAGCAGCTTACAGTAAGTTGGTTGGAGATCTGCTTTCTAGTGATGAAATTGTAGGTGTCTTCCCCGAGGGCCAAACGCATCCGTTGGAGGCCCAACAAATAAGGGACAGGTTACTTTACATCCTTGACCACAACCTGGATGACTACGGGCAAACGGGTCGAATGGAGTTATCGAGGATTATTAAGGATATCTTAATCTATGGAAATGGTTTTGGCTTGGTGGAATATGACGGAAAGCGACGACAAAGCACTATTCTTCGTGTTGATCCCCGTGATGTCTATATTGACGTGGGTCTTGATAGCCCTTATGTCGATAGCGCCCGTGCTGCCATCCTAAGACGCCGAGTAACCGTCGATGACGCCGAGGGGATGCGTTCCAACCCGTTATTCCATATCCCTTCCAAAGAGGAACTATATTGGCTTTCCACTACACGGCAATATTCAACAGCCGATAACACCAAATCCTCCCAGGAAGCCTCTAGAGCCGTTCAATACGTACCTCCCCAGGATGACTGGTTGCCATTTCCGTCATCGCGTTTTATAGACCTTTATCTTTACTTTGGCGGGGGCCGCGAGATCTGGCAATTAGGACGTAACAACGGCACAAGCTGTGTTATCTATAACGAACCACAGCCCTACGGATGCATGAGGTTGGTTAGTGCGCCTTGTATCGAGGTACCTAATAGGTTCTACGCCCAGAGTTATATTGACGTACTAGACCCGATTCAACAGATTATGACGGGGCTTATTAATAGGCACTTGGACGAGTTGGCCTTGGCACTTAATCCTCCACGAGCGGCCAAGCGGGGAGTAACTAGAACTCCTTCGGCCCTAGCGTGGCGTCCAGGGTTGGTTACCGAGTTTGAGAACCCCAAGAACGATATGGTGGTTTTCCAGCCCCAAGGGATTACTCAGAACATTTGGCAGACTTTAAGTTATTTCGATCAGCAGGCGCAAAATCGAGTTGGCAGTAATAGCTTATCTTCCTCGGGAATGCCCACGCCTTCTAATGCAAATCGCACAAGAGGCGGGATGCAAATACAGATGCAGGCTCCCACGGAGAGAATAGCTAAAATCGCGTCCAACTTTGAGCAATACTTGTTGGTTCCGATGTTGTATAAGATGTTGAAAATAGAGAAGGTTCACGCAACAGGCGAAATTTATGGCAAGCGTTCCAAACCCTATAAACCCATTAGCCGGTAACGCACCCCAGATACCCAACCCACAGGGCAGTGGTCCAACTGGGTTTCCCGTTGGTCAGCCGGGGTTCCTTGCGCCTCCACCTAACATTCCACCTCCGGGGTTGGACCCAGAGTTTAGTCCTCCTGTAGGCGATGTTTACTCGATTGATCCCGAAGTACTAGACCGGCCAGTAAAGATCAGAATTGCCGGGGCATCCAAGATGCTGTCGAAAGAAGCCCTTCGCCAGATCTTGCCCTTCTTATCCCAGACTTTAATTACTGGGCCTATTATGCAGGAGATGGCCCAGAGCGGTATAACTATAGACTTTGTGGAATATGCCCGTATGGTTGAAGACGCCGTAGGGACGATGCGTTCTTATCGTTTAGTGCGTCCGATGAACCAAAACGAAATCCAAGCTCGTAATCAGGTTCCCGCCGTTGAGCAAGCCAAGTTACAGCAGTTACAAGCTGAAGGCCAAACCCGTAAGGACATTATGGGCATTAAAGAGCAGGGCGCAATGCAGCGAGAGCAACTTAAAGACGCGACCAAGAATAAACAAATAGACGAAGATAGTTCTAAACATGTTCTTAGTTTGATGATGGACGCCAAAAATAAACCTAACCCTATGTTGGAAGCCCAAATGAAAATGCGGGAATCCCAGCAAAAGCTCCAGCATAAACAAGTGGAACACCAGATGGATATGCAACAAAAAGCCCGTGAACATGGGCTGGATATGCAACAGCAACTCCATCAGCATAACTTTGATTTACAAGCCATGCACCAAAGGGCGCAGATGCAACAGCAAACAGCCATGATGGGTGCCCAAAACGTGTTAACGGGTGGAGCGGCTAAAGCCGCCGCAACAAGAATGCAACCCAAAAAGCCACAGCCACAGGCCGCGCCCCCTACCACGTCACTAAAAGGGCCAACTAGGTGATAAACTAAAGATATAAAGTAATGTATGAAGAAAGAAGGGAAGCAATTGCTTCTCTAACTGGCCATCGTGGTTATAGGTTCTTACTAGAAGAACTTGGTGAGGGCGTAAACGTTGAATTATTGGCTGCGATGGCTAGTGCGAAAACTGACGATCAATTATTGAGAGTCGCCAGGGTTTGGCAGGTTACATATAAATTTTGGTCTTATTTAAATTCAGAGCCGCATAAAGTAAGACATGAATTAGAGCATGAGCAACAAGCCGCTTTGGAAGAAGCCAAATATCAGATGCCAGAAGGCGCACCACCGTTTCCTATCGAGAGGCAGAAGCTTCTTGAACAACTCGAAAACATTGCAGACAGTACGGAGCTTAACTTAAGTTAGATTTATGCCAGACGAAATAAAAGATCAGATTCTAGAACAACTTGATTCGTTGCCTAAAGGCGACACTCCCCAAACAGTAAAGTTTGGTGACCTGGAGATTCCAATGGACCCCGTAAAGATACGGGAGTTCTATGAGATGCAGCAACGGGAAATTGAGGGCTACAAGCAAGTAAACAAAAGCCTTCAGCAACGTTATGTTCAGCCAGAGCAGGACGCACAACCCGATGTTAGGAACCAACCCAACGTTCAGCCAGCGCCCGTCAATAGACCCAGGTTTTTAGATAAAGAAGATTTTACTAAAAGGTTTATTGCTGATCCGCAGCAAGGCGTTGTGGATGCGCTTGCGGCTCATCTTGGCTTACCAGAAGGCAGTAACGTAAGAGACGCTATTCAACAGTTAGCACAACTTACGGTTGCCCAGCAAAGGCAGTTGGAAGAAATGCGGGAAAGTCAGCAAGCCGCCATTAATCAGATGGAGGCCCAGAGGTTCTTGGATAAGACCCCCGAGTACTTGCCCTCCGATGACAATTACAACACGTTGGTTAAGTACATGAATACTTACCAATTGCAGCCTACGACACAGGGTTACGAAGTGGCACATATGTTAGCCACTCGGGACAATGCGTTGACGGTGAAGGAAAAAACACAGGCTCAGGCTGTTAACCAAACTACCCCGTTGGTGCCGAGTTTACGAGGCACAGGCACGGGCGGCCCGGATCTTGGGGGCGATTTGTCAAGTTATACCAGTCGATTTGATAAAATGAGTACAGCACAGGTTTTTGATTTTTTGAGAAGCCTGGATAGCCAAAGACGATAAATGCCCGTAGCCGTTGCGCCAACATCACCGAGAACAGCGCAGTTAATTACTTCGCCGGGGATAGTTACGTGGAGTAACGGTTATATATTTGATGGATTTCTTTGGCTTGGGCTAAGTTTGCCTACAGGGTATACAAATATTAAATGTTTTGGTTCACAGTTGCCTCAGGAAATACCACGTTATATTAAGGTTCCTATTATTGCGGGGCAGTTGGACCAAACAACACAGATATTTTATACAACGGATATGGACCCCCCGGCAACCCAATATTTTGCCTATTGGTTTGATCGAAATAATCAATTAATTACGCCAGACCCCGGCACGGCTGTAGGCTTTGTGGTAAGTACACCCGTGGTTACTATTGCAATTCCAACACTTACCTTGCCTTCCGTTGGCCCCGCACCCACTCCGCAGGGTCATTAAGCGTCCTAAATTTAACAAAACAATATGGTACTATTTTAATAGAGGGTATAAATATTACCCTGTTGTTTAAGGAGACGTTTTAATGGCTTACGCGCCAGTAGTCGCACAAAACACTTCGGGTTCTAATATTTTAGGGCAGCTAACTCAGTACGCTCTACAACGTAAAGCCCTCGAAATCCTTCGTACCAAGTTTCATTTTCTAAAAGTTTGTATGCCCGACACGTTGGAGAAACGTGAAGGTAAAGTTCGTTCCTGGTATCGTTATACTAACCTGCCTGCGGCTACTTCGGCTAGCCCTGAAGGTATCGTTGGAACGTCTTTGGCAATGCCCCCCGCTAAAGTGGTTACGGCAATTGCCGCGCAATATGCCGATTTTGGCACTCTTTCTGATGTTCTGCGGGACACGGCGGTTGACCCGATTCTTGAAAATCTTGTAGATGCTCTTAGTTTCCGGGCGGGTTTGACCACAGATAACGTAACCCGTGCGGTTTTGGATAATGAGTCTGGCGCTTCCAGTGCGGCCCTTTCGACTTACCTGTCGATCCGTGACTTTAGAGCCAACATGATGATCCTACAAGGTAAAAACGTACCTCCGCATGAGTCGGATGGTTTGTACCAGTGTTTCTCCCATCCTTATACCTTGTTTGACGTGATGAACGATCCGTCTTCGGCTGGTCTTACCGACCTTCGGAAGTATACGGATGGTGATGCTGGGGTCCATGGCAAGATGGAAGATCGTGGCCTGTTTATCGTGACCGAGAATTGCCGGATTACTAGTAATACCAACGTGTTGCAGACGGTGGGCACGCCTAATAAGTGGCGTACTTATATCGTGGGCCGTCAGGCGATTGGTGCGGTTACCTTGGCTGGTTATGATCCTTCTAAGATTACCGATCCTAACAAGGAAGACTTCCGCGTGCGTAGTAAGGTTCTTACGGATGTTGACGTGGCCAACCCAACCGGGCAGATTGGCGCGTTTGCTTCGTACAACTTTATGCACGTTGCCAAGGTTCTTGAAGGTGGAGCGGGTATCGGTGGAACTTACCGTTACGCCTACATCGACACGCCTTCCAGCATTGTGAGCTAAAAGAGAGATAACTTTAATGGCTGCTAATAATTATGCAATTGTTTTGACGGATGGTGGGGATTCGGGTAATGGGCCTTATACGGTCCAGGCTTACAAGAACCCTGCGTACTCTGCGGGTGGAGTTGGTGGAACGGCCAATTGGTCCTGTACGCCCACTACGTCTAACTCTTTTGTTTTCCAGAATGATGCTGGGCTTAACACCAAGTCAATGTTGGAATTGCTGTACCAGATGAGTCGGTTTTTGATTGATGACATCGCCACGACTCAGCAAAGCGATACTGCTAACTAAGGGTGAACTACTAAAATGGCTTATCAAGATTCAATTGCTCTTACCAACGATGCCGTAGGTAATAGTTTCCGCGAGGAAATCTGGTGGGTGGCACCAGTGCTCAACGATACCTCCGCGCACGGAAACTCAGCGGGTAATATGGCCATTGGCCCCGCCGTTAACTTTAGTGGCCGTGTTGTGGACTTCGGCATCTTTGTGACCAAGCAGGCCGTATCTGCCTCTGGTTTTATGAGCGGCACGATTGATGCATTGGTTCGACTTAACTCAGCCAGCATTACGTCTACCAACCCCACGATTCCTATGGTTAGCGGTAGCGCAACTCAGCAAGCCGCTGTCGCAACTTATGTTAGTGGCGGGTTTAACGGCGGGACCAGCTGTGTTATCAATAACAACTCTGCTGTCTTCTCTCCCGGCAACTACATTAGCTTTGACTATAACGCTCGTTCGGTTGGCTCGGGTGCTGCCGCTGCTGCTGGTACCGGACTTCGTGTGTACGTAAAGATTCGTCGATTCTCTGCTTAGTCCCTTCTCCTTCTCCTCCTTTCACCCCGTCTTGGTATGCACAAGACGGGGTTTTTATTTGCGTCCGTTACTAACGGACAAGCATCTAATAGCTAGCGGGAAAGTGAACCGGGTTCACAGGAGCCTCATAAACTCTTAAGCAGGGTTCAACTCCCTGTCCCGCTACCAATAAACTATGACCTTTAAATGTAACCCATTATTAGGAATCCACTATTCACAAGGTGGTACATGCGAGTGCGGCCAGAACAAAACTATAAATTATGGTTTAAGTAACTTACCAAACATGGTGCGAGGGTCCGCTGGCCCTTATCCTCCCTATACTACAGTAAATAATCCTTTAGGACAAGGTTACATTATTCCCAACCAACAATCCCCGGTGAGTAAATGCACCGAAACGTCCCACTTCTATTACTTAGGGGCTTTAACCTGTGCTTGTGGTAAACAAAGTTTTGGGCAAAGACAAGAATCGAAGCCGTCTAAGTCATTGATTCCTCCGACTAGCGAAAGAGTAAACCATCCAGACCACTACAAAAAGGGCGGGATAGAGGTTATAGATATCATTGAGGCCTATAACCTTAACTTCCGTTTAGCAAACGTCGTTAAATACGTGTTACGATGTAATTATAAAAGCAATAGCATCGAAGACCTGGAGAAGGCCGAATGGTATTTGAAACGCGATATCGAGAAGCGTAAAGCTAGCACTACATGAACCCACAGATACACCTTGTTTCTGCATCGGCATTAGAAGTTTGGGATTGGACTAACCCTTGGACTAAGGGCATTGGCGGCAGCGAAACGGCGCACATTGAAATGTGCAAGGAACTTAAGTTAAAAGGTTTCGATGTTACCAGTCATGCGCCTATTCACTGCGAATCAAAACTAGATCCTAATGGTATCGTATGGCAAGACGCTATAAAACTTATAGACGGCAAGATTAACTCCCTGGAAGGTGTGGTCATAAACTACCGTGCCGCCGATCTATATAAAGCCGAGAAACCCAAGGGAACCAAATGGTGGTTCGTTGCCCAGGACGTTCACTACGATCACTTTTGGGACAAAGAAAGCCTGGAGAAAGTAGACCGTTACATCTGTCTTTGTGAAGAACACGTTAAAGATACGATGCGGAGATACTGTCCTAAAGGATTAGACCCAGACAAGATCTTCCTCTCGTCCAACGGAATCCGAAGCGATTACCTACGTATCTTTATGGATAACCATAAAGACGTCCAACGAGTCCCTTATCGCATGTTCTGGCCGTCTTCACCAGACCGTGGGTTGTTGTTTCTTATGGAAAATTGGTTCCGTATAATCGAACGCTTCCCCGAGGCGACGTTACATGTCGCGTATGGCTTCGATAACATGGAATCCATTATTAGGATGAGTGAAAAAGAGACGTGGCATAAAGCCTACATGGAGAGGTTACAGGCTCTAGCCAAGCAGCCTGGGATAACTTTACTAGGCCGCTTACCCCAGTATAGGGTTTATGTGGAATGGCTACAAACTAGCGTGTTTCCATACTGTAGCGACTTCCCCGAGACTTCCTGTATCACTATTATGGAAGCTATGGCCCTTGGTGTTATTCCGGTTACTACTAACTTTTGGGCGCAGGGGGAACATG